GTAATGTCTCTAGTATTTAATAGTAATACCTGTAAGGCTGGATTAAGGCGCTCATCTACAATACCTGTAGCAAGGCTTAATCTGTCGACATACTTATTTACTTCATCTCGCTTAAAGGCTAACCCTAGATTGTTTAATGTTCCGTATAACGCCTTGGCAGATTTCTCTGATTCATAAAATGCTTGTACTGATGATCTGCCAAATGCAAGAATTCCACCGCCTGTGGCTAAGGCTAATACTTGTTTGCCTAACTTCCTAATACTTTTCTCAGCTGTAGCAAAAGCAGCTTTGCCTACAAAAGACGCACCAATTTTGACCGATAAATCTTCTTTAGCCATTAGGCAGCTCTCTTTCCTGAATCAAATTGTTTCTTCGCGTCTATAAGCGCATTAACTACTTTAGGTGTTACCTTGCCGTAAGTTAAAGCCCACGCCTTAAAAATTACTCGTCCGTTCATCATGCGGCTTACTCGACCTGACTGGTTTGCTCTGCGTGGTACTTTGTATAACTCAGGCATACTGTTAACAAATTGATAACCTGCAAATGGGTTGTTTGAGTTGTAACTACCCTTACCCCGTTTATTACCTTCCATTGCAAAGGTTGTGCCATACTCTTTTAAGTTAGTTGACATTACAGGACGGCGTCCGTCAGGGTTCTTTCTTCCAGCGGTTTCGTAAATTGCACCGCCAGCTTCTCTGTTAAATATCTGTGCTAAATACACAAAACCTTTTTTGTTAGGCTTGCTTGGTGTTGTCGTGTAGCTGACGCCTCTACGAGCCTTAAGTGCGTCGTATCTTGGGAAAGGTCTGTAATTTATTGTGGCTGCGCTAGACACAGGCTTACCCCAACTAGATAAAGGTGCTGTGCTAGGTAAGTAACTTTTAGCCTGTTTAGCGACAGGCTGTAAATATGAAGCTATTTGTTTGTTGACTGCCTTGGCTAGATTCTTGTCATATTTTTTAAGCGCAACAAGTAGAGACTTACCGCCTTTTAATTCTACTGTGCTGCTCAATTTGTTTAGCCCTATCCTTCATGTATGCCAATGTAGCTAATAACATTGATCTGTCCATGTTTACATATTCGCTGTGAGGTATGCCTGTCTCAACTGCTAATGAAGCAATTAGATAAGTGAGGTCATACCTCGTCACCCATTTGGGGTATCAGCGTCTACAATCTCTACCTTTTTTAAGGTCTCTAGAAACTGCTCACCAAATGGTTTAACAGTCTCGCCTGATCTCCGCAAACACTCCCAAGCCAGCCAGTAAATATCTGACTGTTTTTCTTCATCTCGGAATCGTTTGTGAAAACCTGCCTTGAAGTTTTGTTCAAATGCGTACTCAATCGCTGGTGAAATCTCGTGTGTTGATTCCTCACCTGAAGCCTTGGTGATTTTAAGTCCTAGCATTTTTCTCCTTAGAAAGTACCTGTAGTAGCGACTGTAATTGCGCCGCTAACATTGAAGGTTAAATCTTGTACTGCTATGTCAGCAACAGTACCGTTAATATCAGTAGTGTTGTTGATCAAGCAAGTCATAGTGTACAGCGGATTGGTTGCGCCAACTGCTGTGCCTTTTTCCTGTAGCAATACTACAGTTACATTTGTACCCCATGCAGCCTGTAATGTAGCTAGTACATTTGCGGCAGCTGTGTCATTTAAGAAACTGATTGTTACAGATGAGGCTTCTAAGCCCTTTACAAACTTGTGACCTAGGTCACCCATTGCTGTTACCTCTAACTCGTCAAATGCTCGGTTTAGGGTTACAGCTGTTACATGGTCGCTAAGATCGACAGAGTTGATCTTTACACCGACCTTGTTATTGAGAAATACAGCCATTTGGTTATTCCTCGTCTTTCTTTACGATTTGTGGCTTTTCGGTTTTTGGTGCTACTTGCCCGACTTTTTCAAGCCAAGCCTTGTCCTCTGAAGGAACATCTATAATATCTGACATTTTAACTCCAACTCGTAATTGCGCTTACATTGATTGTGGCAGTTAGCATTTCTTGTGCTTCAGCCAATACAGACGGGGCTGAAACGCTTGACACATTTAGCTTCAATGTTGAAGCGGCTAACTTTGTAAATACACCCGTAACCATTTCCTCTAATTGTATCAACCCACCTTGATTGTCCAGCATAGGCACAACGCAGGTAATAACTAGATTGGCTTTAGGTGCAATGTTGTATTGGTTGTTAGACGGTTCTAACATAGGAGAATCCCAGTTAATTATTACTGAGTTTGCAATGGGTGTAGCAGGTGGAAAGGAAAATACCTGCCACACCCCTGCGTTCTCTAACGCAGCCGCAAGGGTTGAGCGTAGTGTCGTAACGGCGACAGTCATGCTACCCAACCAAGCTATTAGGACTTAAATAAGGTGCTAATAAACCTCGTACCCTTGCGATCAAAGTTGAACCCATGCGATATGGACTTGGTTGAAAATCTGGTGATAATCCTGTGGCGTTGCTTGCTTGGCGTGATTGCCAAATGTCTACGGCGATCATGAGGGCAGCTTGATTGACAGCTGGAACAGTCTCATAATCAATAGCGGTAGTGGCTTTAATTGTGCCATAAGGAATTACATCATGTTTAACTTCAGTCGTTGCATGACTAATAACAAATGATATTGAGTAGTCCGTTTTTACAGTAATAACTTTACTGCCATTGTAATGAGCAGCGACATTTTCTATTCTTACTGTGTCGCCGACTTTCATGTTATGAATTACATCTGTGTAAAGGGTTCCAACAGTAGTTGTACACTCTCTAGCCACAGCGTTGTAATTGTTGTACCACAAATAGGATAAAACTATGTCTTGTGCTGACTGGCATACCTCATCAACAACGGTGTCACTATAAAGTGAACCAATACCCAGTACGCTGCGTAACTCCGCAATGGTTGGTGTTGTTGCTGGCATGTCGTCCTTTCTTAGAGTATAGGGGCGAAGGCTTCCAACGCCCCTACACAGTTATTTCCTTTAACGGAAGGTTATGCAACCATCCACTTGTAAGCACCAGCAGCAACCTTATTAGCGATTGCGCCGTAACCGTAGTATGCAACTTGGATTTGACCAGTTGAAATTAGGTTTGTTTCTAAGCGGTATTTGCTTGATTCGTACCATGTGTATGATGAAGGATTGATGACAATCATTGAGTTGTCGCCAGTTCCTGATAATGCACGAGATACACGAAGGTTTAATCCACCAATGTTGCCACGAACATTTGTAGGTGTTAAGTTACCTGAAGCGTTCTGTGGGTTAATTGTCTGAGTAAATACAGCTCTGTTTGAACCGTCTACTAGACCCATTAAAGCACCCCATTGCTCAGGTGAAACTACAATGTTTTCTGCAAATCCCAATGTACCTGAGTAAATTGAAACTGCTGCGTCTGAAATGAAGTCTTGGATATTAGCTGCTGTTAGCGTACGGTTTCCGCCGTCTGTTCCAGCTGTGATAAGTGCTGAGCCAACTGCTGTGTCAGTAGCCTTTGCGTAAGCAAACTCCATTTGACGAACTAACTCAGAGAAAAATGCTGGTGATGAGCGATCTAGCAACTCAACTGAGAAAGTCTGTTGTCCAGCGTATTTCTTAACATCTACTGATAAGAAAGCAACTGTTTGATCTTGCTCAGACGGTGCTGCGCCTTCAGCTGTTACTGCAACTGTTGGTGCTTGTGTCAGTTTAGGAATTTCAAATGTCATACCAGCGTCAGGCAATGCTGCTGATGAGATTGAATCAATAAATGGACGATCAGCGTTTGACAATGGGTTGATAATTTCAGTCAACTGACGAGTTGGGATTAAACCTGCGTTGTCTGTTGTATCTGCTGCTGCTGAAATGTATTGACGAGCAACATCATCATTTAAGTATTGCGCACGAAGGGTGTTCTCTAGGAACTTCTCTTTTGTGAACTCTAAGCGAGGCTTAGTGTAAATAGGTGCTGCTACTGTTGGACGAGCAGAGGCTTCAACCGCAACGGTCTCTGTTACCTCAGTCGCAACAGATTCAGGTGTTGTGTTTTCCACAATTTCCTCATTTTCTGTTTTGGTTTCGGTTGTAACTTCTGCGTCTTGTGACGCAGCAACACTCAATACCTCTGCTGATTTGAAGGCAGCAGCTTGTACAAGTGAAACTTCAATTAGGCGTGCTGCACTTACTCTGTACACGCCGTTGCTATTCTTTCCTTTAATAACTTCAACTCCAACACTCAGCCCAGACCTTAGGTTTTCAGCGGCTTCTATTAAGCTATCAGTACCCCTGCTGGTATTACTAACCTTGAACTCAGCATAAATACCTGTTTCGTCGTCCTCTGCCTTTTGCATACGACCAATAGGTTGCTTAGGGTCATGCTCTAGTAATAACTTAACTGCTTTGACATCATCAATTTGAATAGAACCTTTTTCAAAGATTACTTTGCCAGCACTCGTATCACCGATCTCGTCCTCAAACGGTACGATCTTGCCAGCAATAATGCGGCGTGATTCTGAAGCTGTTAAATCAGCTGAAAAGTTAATTATTTCCATTAGGACTCAATTCTTCCATTGCTCGGGCTTCCTCTACGCTTATTAAACCTAGAGTAAGCATTTTTTCAATTACATTTAATCTTTCCATTGGATTAGCCCGAAGGAATCCGCTGTCCATATCAAATGCAACAAACTGGGTGGTTGGTGATAGATCGTCCATGCTAAAACGATTCTCTATTGCAGAAATGTAAGGTTGCAGAGATAGCGAAACAAACTGACGACGCTCATCTTGCACATTAGCGTAAGTCATACTGTTGTTCTGATCTGCTGAAATATAGTAAGCAGGTACATTGAATAAACGAGCAATTTGAGTAGCCATGTACTGTAATGCCTCGTTATACATCATGTCTTTAGGACTAAATGAAGTAGCCTGATATTCTAAAGTTGAAGTTAGGTAAGCAGTTGATCGCTCAGCTCTTGATCGTTTCCATGCTGCTAATAAACCTGCAACTTCAGCGGGCGGAAGGTCAGCCCCCGAATTGCGGAGTATCCCCGACGGAACTGGAGTTGAGGCGGCTGTTGCTGAGGCTTTTTCTAAATCAATAGCAGCTCTCAAAATTCTTGCGCCAGCATGAAGGATACCGTCAATAGGTGATTGAATAGTTACAAGTGAACCAATACCTGACATTGGTCGCTCTCGACCGTCTACTGTGTAAAAGTCAACAAAAGTGTTTAATTTATTAAGTTGTACTTGTACTCTTGTATTATTTACAAAATCATACCTCGCTGGGCGCAGGTCATCTTGATATTCTTCAACCACTTCTAGATAAGCTGTGCCATAAAATATCAATGCGTCAACTATTGCAGTTAAAATAACTGAGTTAGGTGCTGACTTAGATAATTGGTTAACCCAAGGTAAATTAGGTATTTCTGCTTTAGTTGCTTTTGAATAAGTCTTTAATTCCATTACGCCAATAGTTGTGGCAATTAAATTGCGACAACGCATAACGCTAGGAACAGTTACAGCTTCTTCTCTTGATACAGATTGGAACGGTGTGAACTGTGAGTAAAAATTAAAAGGGTCTGATACGACAGGTGGGGCAAGTTGCGCCTTAATTGTTGATTTATCCTCTAGACCAATTAAGTTGCGGAAAAATCCCATAGGTGAAGTATATCACAAAACCTAGACATAAATCTGAGGAACTGATATAGGTTTTGACAACATGTGTACGCACATTGCCGTAGCAATAGCAGCTGTGACATCTCCAGCTGATTTTCTACGGACAATGCGCCACCCTGCGTCATTAGTTTTCATTGCTGCGTTATTCATTGAGTTAACCCACTCGGGTTGACCTTGGTGAACTAGACGGAGATTACTGAGGGCATCAGATAGTTCACCACAGGCTTGATAGAACGACTGTCCTGATATGTCTACCAATTTATGCCCTGATTGAGTAAGTCTTTGCGCAATACTAGCAGTAGCGTATTTGTCATAGGCGATATTGACGGGTCGGTATTTCATAGCCCACTCATTTATCTGACTAGCCATTTTAATCTCATCAATAGCGACCTCGCTGGTATAGGTCTCAATTACGCCAACACCTATCTTGCCTTCAGGGGTTATCTGCGCACCGACCAACGCACCTGATCGCTTGCTTGGACTTACATCAAATGCCAATACAGTCATTGTGCCTATTGGCAGAATAAGATCGCTGTCACTTGTAGCTTCAATGCTTCCAAATGTCCAAGGACTGACTTGGCTATCTATCTGCATACATAGAGTCTCAGTCAAAGTGCTTTCAATGCTGTTAGTTGCAATAGATTCCTCAATGGCTTCAAGGGTAACCGTATGCCCAATAGCAGGGTTAGCCATAACCCAATACTTGTGATTATGTATATCTTGCCTTGCTTCCATTGGTGCTGAATACTCATAAAATCCAAATGTCTTACTTGGTAACTCCATTGCCCTAGACCTTAGATCATTAAGGACTGTACTAAATGCGTCACCTGCGTTACTGGTTAACAATGTTTGACTATTAGGTCTTGCTCTTGTAGTAGGTGTAGCTGCCTTAAATGCTTCCTCGCTGATTTCTCGTAATTCGTCTATGTATAACAGATCAGCTGTCTTACCACGAGAGCCGTCTCTAGTAGCTGCAACAATTTCATACCTTGCACCGTTAAGCAGGGTAATTGACTCTTGACCATTAGCGTATCTAATGCGTCTTACCTGTTCCATAAGAAAAGGGTTATCTTCAATAGTGTTAGCAATGTTCCTAAAGGTATCTAATGCCATATTACGATTAGAGGACATAGCAATTATGTTCTTTTCATCAAATAGGAACAAGCCAGCCAATATACGCATACGAGCTAGGTGAGTCTTTCCTGATTGTCTCGCTACGAGGTTGAGCGTGGTCTTGCGGACGAACATACCGTCCTTATCAACCTTCAACATATCTTCTAAAACAAAATGTTGCCATGGAAGTAATGGCATACCAATTTTTTCTGCTAAATCTGCAACTTCTTGAATTCTTGACGCACCTTTTAGCAAAGGACTGTGTATACGAGGCTTTACAGCCCCTATAAGCAATTTTTTCTTTGCCCCTCGTCTTACTGGGTCAACCTTGGTCTGATCGTCGCTCATTTGGCTTTCTCTGCCCGATTAAAGGGCGAGTCAGGCTGAGCCACCCGAGTCTCAGGGAGAGAGGAGGCTGG